CATGTGGATTTTCTCTCAACCCTAAGGCAAGTTGCCCATTTGGCTTAAGTTAAAAGCCAATGTTCATAGTCGCCATTGCACAAGGCATATGTTGAGCGCTTCTCACGCAAAGTATCTATCGCCTGATCAGCTGTCATGCCGCTGATCATGAGAGTTAAAGCGGTAACTAGACCGCTTCGGTTGAGCCCTGCTTGGCAACGAATATTTACTCGCTTGCCTGATGCCCACTTTGAAAAAGCAATCACTATTTTTGAAGGTTCTCTGATTACAAATTCTGGACTAAGCGAAAGGACATATGGATCAGTTGGGTCATAGTTTCTGACTACTCGGGTATCAAACCAAGTGGCAGATAGTGCTAATCCGGTTGGGTATGATTTTGTTTGATTTATAGCATCTCTAACAAAAGTTGGTAATGTTGTTGGATCTTCATTAGCGTATCCTCCATAAAAGTCAGACGCTGCGAATAAAGTTATTTGGTTCCCAATAGCTGGGTAATAAGTGTCACCTATAAGCCTTTGCACACTCAAAGTGCTATAAAAAGTAAATTCATTGTTTGTATAACTGTTCAACATGGCATCAGGGAATCTTCTGTAAAAATACAAGTAGTCTATAAAAGTTTTCCCACTAGAAGCCAGTGGGTAAAAGTTAGGAATGGCAAAGTGAAGCCTTCCGGGTATTCCTGCATAAGTTAAAAGATCACTCCAATAGGTTAGCGTTGCAGCATCATAAGTCAGAGTCTCTTCCACCAG